TTAACAAGTGCTCTCATTCTGCCATCAGATATCTGTCTGCTTGTAGCGTTCTTAACACTGTTATTATTAAAGTCCATTATAGGGAGCCACATATACCTTTCTAAGCTGCCTATCTTGACTATGCAATGGACCATGCAGGTTCCATTCTCTTCATAAGTCTCATCAAGAAATTCATATGTAGCAAAGGGATATACTTTCATTAGCTCTAGCCATGCAACCCCCCAACTCATATAGGTAAACTTACCCTTCTTATCTACATTCTCACATTTTATAGTGCTTAGTTTTTTCCACACTTCCGCATAGGTCAATTCATTCATCATTTTATTCTCCATAGTTCTTTTGCAACCTGAATTGATGGCAAGTCCCATCTCCAGTCCGAGAAGTCGGGAAAGCATTGGCTGCATAAAGAGTTAATATCATTGTTATGTAAGAGGTTCATCATTGCTAATGAGACTCTATACACTTCATCAAGTCTAAGGTTTAGATCATCACATTCTAAAGTGATAACCTCTGCCTTAGTTTTAGAGACTAAGAGGTAGTCTGCCACCGCCTTAGTCTTTTCAGTTGCAGCAGCATATATAGCTAACTGTCGGCTGACTGGTTCAGGGAGCTTTGCAGGTCTCCTTGCTGTTGTTTTTATATCCCTGACCTGATCTTCAAATTCTAAATCAAGGTATCCAATAATCGGAATACTGAGTTCATCAAAGTCTAAGCTGACTTTCTTTTGATAAGATACTGGATCTCCAAGAGATCTATAAAACGGAACGCCCAACTCTATATATTTATTTAGATTATCTTTCTCAGTCTGAATCTTCTCAGGCGTATCCTCAAAGTTTTCATCATCAATCTCTGCATCAAAATATTTATTAGCTCTCTCTTGTAGATCTTTTACAGAGTAATTAGGGGCAGTTCTCTCCCATGATTTAAGGTCCACATCCCATTGATATCTCAACGCAGATCCAATAAATTTATCTGTCAGAGATCCTCTGATCATGGCTGCATTAGTTGGGTTCTTATACTTGTATAAGTAACGAATTATAAAGAGTGGTAAGTTAGTTAAAAAAAGGTTTATTGATTGAGAGCTTAGGTGCTCTATTTCAAATCTTGCGAATGGATCATTAGTCATCATTTTATCTCCTCATTAGATGGTTTTCATTAGATGTAAGTTGAATTTTAACCCGCTATGTCATATAATGCAAGTTCATAACGGAATAATTACATATGAAATTAAAACAATATCTCCAAGAAAATAAGATCACTCAAAATGAGTTTATTATGCAATTAGAGAAATCTACTGGACACAAACTAAGTCAAGGCGGATTGAGTAAGTATGTAATTGCAAAACGCATCCCCCGCAAATCTGAAATGTTGGCTATTCATGATTATACGGAAGGTGCTGTTTCTCCTAATGACTTCTATTTAGACCAGTCATCATAGCTGTCATATATATCTTCATACTTTCTAAAGTTATAGGTCCTAAAGTCATACTGAAATTTGGCTTCACCAATCTTTCCATATAGGTCCTGTTCTCTAATCTTTCGGGTCAGGATAGAAGTAGATCCTGCATCAAAGTCTCTATGAACTGTCAGAATACAATCAGCCATGTTAGACCAGTGACTAGATCCTGATATTGAATAGCTGTCAGGTGGCGAATATCCACCATTGGTTTCTCTTGGTAATTTAGTTGGATGAGCTACACACCAAACTACAGCATTGTGCATCCTACAGAACTTCTTACATTCTGATATAAAGTCTCTTATGTGCTCATCTTCTCTCTTACCCTGCTTCCTGTTAGCATCTACTTCATTATATGGATCTATCACTAGCCCAACTCCCTGAGCTGCAGCACCATACTTATAGACAAAGTTTTTAGCAGTTTTCATGATTAGATCTACTGAAGGTATAGCATCTCTTGTTTCTATAAAGTAGAAATGCTCATCAATAAACTTCATACCTCTAATGACATCCTCAGGAGTCATTCTTTCATTAAGGGTTTCATCAAAACCTTTTCCTATGTAGAGCTGCAATAATCTTCTTATGTGCATTGCTGTAGAGTGCTCAGGTGAAAAAACACAAAATCTCCACCCATGTTTCTCTGCAAGTTTTATTAAGATACTAGAAAGCATTAAAGACTTACCATGATTCGGGATCCCAGTAATACAGTGGAAAGTGCCCTTCTGAATCTTGTAGATCTCATCTAAGCCCTCCATTCCAATCTCTATAGGCTTAACATATCTACCCTCATAAAGGTCCATAATCTCATTAGAATAATCACTAGCCTTATATAGTCCCTCAACTGGATATGGTATAGCTCCATCAACAAGATCTTTTAAAGCCTGTTCTCCATGTTTGCATAAGACATCATTAGCATCTTTACAATCACCATACTTACTCAGGTTCACATACCATGCTTTATCTTTGCCAACTCTATACAAAAGAGATTCTTTGAGAGCTCTACCTGCTTCATCATCATCACAAAATAAAATAACCTTATCTGCAACTATTGGTGAATTACCTAAACCTTTAAATCTTGAATCATTAGGATCTGTAGAAACTGTTGAAGATGCTCCATCACTTAGAGTGGTGACATTCTTAAATCCAACTTGAGCTAATGACAAGCAATCCATTTCACCCTCAACAAAGATTACCTCTTCCTGATCATGAATGTTCTCATAGTTATATAAGATCTTTTTAGCTTTGGCAGCCTGTCTAAATTCTTTGTTAGTGGTCCTATATTTAACATTGGCAATGGTCCCATCTTTATCAAAGTAAGGAAAAGCAATCCAGTTATTTTCATTGTAGATCTTAAAGGCATCTATAACCTTTTTAGAGATCCCTCTCTTTTGAAAATAGTCTGCTACAAAATTATCCTGAATCGGATTCTCAGGAACCTTAGGTCTTACCCATTCATTTCTTCTGAAGGTATTAGATCCATCTCCTGATCCGCCAGTCCATTCACAATGATGACATTTCCATACAACAGTGTTGCCTTCAATGGTCACTGATAAAGGATTATCTCTTGGGTTATGGGGTGGCTGACATTGGGGGCACTTAAGTTTCTGATTACCATCTCCTAAGTGTTTAGGGTTGATACCTGCTTCTGCAAGTTTCTGACTTATGTCTATCATTTTATTTATCCTGCTATTTTATTTAATGTATTCTTTTTGATTTTATGTTCATTGTTTTCCATGTCAAGATACCTCTTCTGATTTAACCATGTAGCAGGATGGGGAATAAATTGAGTTTCCCTTTTCTCAGCTTTGCATAGATACATAAATCTCTTAGCCATCTCATTCATCTTACGGGGGTCATATGACTTGCACTCTTTCTCATAAGATTTCTCAGCCATATGTCTACCAATCTTACGAGGGTAAAGAACATAAAAGTCACCAAACAAACATCTTAAGTTATCTTTTTCATGATCATAAGAAGTGCCATCACCCTTATTAAGATCTTTAGTTTCTTCTTTTGTATCCTCTTTAGTATTGGAGGGGGTGGGGACAGGGGGGCTATGGGTGTCAGGACCTACTACCTCCTCTCCTGAAGCCCCTAAGGGTGCTGTAGCCCTAAGGGTGAGATGATACCTGTTTGATGTATGTCCCCCCTCTTTTGTCTTTCTATGTTCAATACTAAGTAGACCTAACTGCTCAAATTCTTTAATGATGTTTGCAATGTGCTTTGTATCTTTAAGACCTGCAAGTTTGGCTATATGTTTATATGATGGATAACAAGAATTTTTGTCATCACAATAATTTGCTAACAAGATTAGGATTAATCTTTTGGTTGGTGTTTGACCTTTGAACTCCATCTTAAGAGCTTGATTGAGACACTCTATTGACATAAGGACCTCACATATTCTTTGCACTTTTTAAGGCTTGAATTACGACCTATATATTCATCTCCTTTATAAACCACATACCAAAGGTCAAGGTCAGTGATGGTGAAGTCAAGATATCTATAGACTAGATCCATGTGTTTTTTTCCTTCTCTCTTGAAGGCTATTTTTTTTTCCATAATTTTCTCCTTTCTTTTACGGGTTTACTACTATGCCACTTTGTCCTAATTAGTCAAGTGTGAATCTTGGATCTCTTTTCTTATCTTCTATTCTCCATACTCTCCACCCTTCTCCTAATCCCAAATCTCTCAAAGCAAACTGACGATCCCAATAACCATGAACCATCCAATTATGAGCTCTTGATCTAAACCTGTTTGCAGCAGCAAGAGATCCAAACAAAACAGAATCCCCAATCTCCATATCATGCAAGGTCCAATAAATATCATCTATCTTAAGCCTATGACTCTTTCTACCCAATGGGTCACATAGCTCAATGAGTGGAATGTTCTTATCTATTTCTAATGGCATTATGCAGCTCTCCTTATATCATGAGAAAGGACCTCATCTCTGAGATCCTCATAGGACTTATACATCCATCCAAACTTCCTAGTAGGATGGGACTTAAGTATTTTGGTTTTCTTGATTAGAGGAATCTCTAATTCACGGGCTCTATTGTAGACATTGTTCATTTCTATAGCTTCTTCTAAAGTTCGGATATAGCACTTGTCCCACTTAGCTCTACTGATCCTAGTAAAGTTTTGGTCCAAAGTTGGACTCTTATATTTCACCCACTTATAACCTACTTTAGCTTGGACCATTCTGTAGCCCCCTATGTAGACCCAGTATTGGGGTAGTTTTTGTGCAGATCTAGTCATTTTATGTTCTCCTGTTTTTATTGATCTTAATACCATTATACCATATTGGAATACATATGTCCAATCGGGATATATTCCATGTTGTTCTTTTTAGAAAAATAATGATAATATGTGAGAATCTATGACTAAGAAAGCAGCCAAAAAGAAACTAACTCCTGAATTGAGAACTTTAATAAAGTCTGAATTTGTGCAGGGCTGCGAGACAGAAACAGGTGATAGAAAACATTACACTATAGAAGAATTGATCAAAAAGCATAATGTAGCATCAGCCACATTATATAGAGCTGCAAGATCTGAAGGATGGAAATCTTTAAGACAACAGTTTGAAGCAGAGATCCAAGAACAATTAAATGAGAAGAGAGCTAAGCATCTTGTAAAAGAGGGCAAGGCTTTTGATGATAAATTTATAAGCAAGTCTCAGGAGATCATTGAGCAAGTAGAATATTACTTTAAGATGAACACTGATGCCTTGAAGATGAAAAGTAAACCATTTCCACCTCAACAATTATTAGGACTATGTAATGCTCTTACAGTAGCTCAGAAACTAAGCAAGGTTGCTATGGGTGAAGTCACGGAGAACATCAATGTCAACAGCACTGTCAAAGAAGCGGAATCGTTCAGAAGAGTTATGGACCTCCTACACGGAGTTAAACGAGACCGCATCAACAGCGACAGCGAATCATTACACTGAATGGCTGACAACTGCTAGGAAGAAGCAGCTTACACCTATTACAGACTATTTAGTTTGGCTTATATTGGCAGGTAGAGGATGGGGTAAGACTAGAACTGGAGCTGAAGATATTGCAATCTATGCAATGGATAATGCTAATGTTAATTGTGCTGTAGTAGCTCCCACTCATGGAGATCTCAGAAGAGTTTGTTTTGGTGGTCCATCAGGATTACTCTCAATCATACCTAAAGAATGTCTCCTTAAATCTAAAGAACAGGCAGGATATAGCTCAACAGTTTCAGAGATCCGTTTATGGAATGGATCTAAGATCATAGGATTTGCAGCTCAAGAACCTGAGAGATTAAGAGGACCTCAGTTTCATAGAGCATGGTGTGATGAAGTTGCATCATGGAGATATCCTGAAGCCTTTGATCAGCTTTTGTTTGGTCTTAGATTAGGAGATAAACCTCAGGTCACAATAACCACTACTCCTAAGCCAACTAAATTAATTAAAGATCTTATTGAAAGAGATGATGTTCATATTACAAGAGGATCTACTTTTGAGAATGAAGCTAATCTAGCTGAGTCAGCATTAGCCATGCTTAAAGAAAAGTATGAAGGAACTAATCTAGGAAGGCAGGAGCTGTATGCAGAGATCATAGAGGACTTTGAAGGCACCTTATGGAATTCTAAGATGATAGATGAAGCAAGAATCAATGATGATAGGGATCTAATGAAGATAGTAGTAGCGGTAGATCCTGCTGTCACCGCTAATGACAACTCTGATGAGACTGGTATAGTGATAGTAGGTAAGGATTATAATAATGAGTTCTATGTCCTAGAAGATCTATCAGGCAGACATACTGCTGATAAATGGGGTAGAATATGTGTTAATGCTTTTTATGAATGGGAAGCAGATAGAATTATATGTGAAACTAATAATGGTGGAGACTTGGTTGAGAGGTTGATAAGAAACATAGATACAAATGTTCCTTATAGATCTGTCAGGGCTACAAGGGGTAAGATCCTTAGAGCCGAGCCAATCGCAGCTCTATATGAGCAGAGAAGGGTGCATCATGTCGGTGCTTTCCCTGAGCTAGAACAGCAGATGTGTAGTTATACAGGCGATACACAAAGCTCTCCTGATAGACTAGATGCTTTGGTTTGGGGTTTAACTGAACTTAGCAAGTCTAGCGGAAATGTAAACTGGAGAATAAGTTGATATGGCAGATAATAGAAACATTTTAGATAGGTTGCTAAATAGAAATCAGCCTAATGAAACCAAGAACTCAAATATGATGGGTTATTTTGGTGTAGGAACTGAAGAGCCAAAGGCTTATAAATATCAGGATCTAGCAAAAGAAGGGTATCTTAAAAACGCTATAGTCTATAGATGCGTTAATGAGATATCAAAAGGAGCTGCAGCAGTTGGCTTCAATGTTAGATTTAAGAATGACACTATATTAGAACAGCATCCTCTAATAGATCTACTCAATAGACCTAATCCTCAGCAGTCTTATTCAGAGTTCTTTGGATCTCTATATGGATACCTGCTTCTTAGTGGTAATACATATGTTCTTAAAACAGGTAGCGATAGAGGAGCCCCAAGAGAGCTGCATCAACTTAGACCTGACAGGATAGAAATCAAGGGCAGTGGAAACCCTATACCTGAAAAATACATTTATAAGATCAATGGTAAAGTTCAGGGGACCTATGATGTAGATCAAGACAATGGTTACAGTGAGCTTAAACATATCAAACTATGGAATCCTATGGATGATTACTATGGCTGTTCACCTTTAGCTGCAGCAGCAGTAGAGGTAGATCAACATAATATGATGGCAAAGCATAATGTAAACCTTTTAGCTAACGGAGCTAGACCATCAGGAGCTGTTATATTTAAGCCACAAGATGATGCAGGGTTTGCCATGAACTTAACTGATTCACAAAGGCAACAACTTCTAACAGACTTAAACAACAGATTTAGTGGTGCAGGTAATGCAGGTAGACCAATGCTATTGGAGGGAGACTTTGACTGGAAGGAAATGGGTCTAAGTCCAAAAGATATGGACTTCTTAAATCTAAAACATCTATCAGCTACTGATATTGCTATGTGCTTTGGTGTTCCTTCTCAATTAGTAGGAGTTCCTGATTCACAAACTTATTCAAATGTAGCAGAAGCAAGATTAGCTCTGTATGAAGAAACAATTATTCCCTATCTATCTAAGGTCCAAAGTGACATGAATGAATGGTTAGTTCCAATGTTCGGTGATGGATTAAGCATAGAGTTTGATATTGATTCTATTCCTGCTCTTTCAGAGAGGAGAAAGAAGATCTATGAGAATGTCACCAGTGCTGTAAGAGAAGGCATCATGACAAGGAATGAAGCTAGAGAAAGAATAGGACTAGAGCCTGTAGATGGCGGAGATGGTCTTTATGTTGCAGCTAATATGTTCCCTCTTGGTGATGGTGATGTTCCTGAACCTGCAGATCCAGTAGAAGAAGAAGATCTTGAAACATATGATCCTGCAGAAGCAGAAGAGGAAGATGATAAAGACTTTGATGATTGGGTATCTATGAGCAAAGACATAGACACTGCTAAAGCTCTAAGTGATATAGACACTAAGCCAACTGCAACTATGGCGAATAACGCAGAGAGAGGGTTGGCACTCAGAAAAAAGCATAAAAGGGGTGGAACCTCTATAGGAGTTGCTAGAGCTAATCAGCTAGTAGCTAGAGAGAACCTCTCCTTATCAACAATTAAAAGAATGTATAGTTTCTTCAGTAGGCATGAAGTAGATAAACAGGGTCAGGGTTTCAACTCAGGAGAAGAAGGCTATCCGTCTGCAGGTAAGATAGCGTGGCTGCTTTGGGGTGGAGACTCAGGCTTTGCATGGTCTAAATCAAAACGAGATGCTATAGAAAGGGAAGAAGCTAAGTCAGGATGGTTTGATCATGAGTTCTTAGAGAACAACATTCCGACTATTACCAAAGTAAGTGCAGCAGTAAAGAAAGGATTACAAAAGAAAGCTGATGATCATAATGAAAAGCATGGTGACAGCAAGACAAAGAAAACAAATGTAAGAACCCTTACATCAGTATTTAATAGAGGTGTAGGAGCTTATAGAAGCAATCCTAGCTCTGTTAGACCTACAGTGAACTCAGAAGAGCAGTGGGCTTATGCAAGAGTCAACAGTTATTTATATGCCTTGAGAAATGGGAAGTTCAGGAGTGGGAAGCATGATACTGACCTATTCCCTAAAGGACATCCTCTCTCAAGTAAATGAAACTAAAGACTAAGCAATTTCATACCTTTAAAAGGGGCAGAGTAAACTCTAGGCTAGAAGCTAGAAAGCAGAGAGTGCTTATTAATAATCTTTCTAAGAGATGTAATAAGAACCTATCTAACCTATTCAGGAAGTTCACTAATACCAATCTCTACTTATATAAGACTACAGGGATCTATGAACCTCAGGCAGCATCACAAAGACTAAAAGAAGATCTCTTTCCAGTAATGATGAGTCACTACAGAAGAGTGCATCTTGCAGTCTATAAGGGTAATGAAGAGCTCTACAAAGGACTATTTAAGTCTCAGGAAGCGTTTGTATTTGGCAGATCCAAAGAATTTGAATCAATGATAGCTCTTTATTTTGGATCTAAGGAGTTTGTTCTATCAGGTATAGCTGATGATATGTCTAAGAAGATCCTCAGGCTTATAGGGCAAGGCAGAGCTGACAACTTAACTTTAGATCAGATCACAAGGAATGTAGCTAATCAGTTCTTACCCATCAGTCTTAGAAGAGCTAATCTAATAGCAAGAACAGAAACGCACAATGCAGCTTCATTCTCTAATCACAAATACCATGAGCAGCTTCAGGGAGATCTAGGAATAGAGATGGTCAAGAAGTGGGTGGCTACTTCTGATGAGAGAACAAGATCTTTTCATGCTGAAGTAAATGGATCTATTGTAGGCATGGATGAGAAGTTCCTTGTAGCAGGAGCTAGGATGGCATATGCAGGAGATCCTGCAGGTGGTGCTAAGAATGTTATTAACTGTAGATGCACTGTTGTCTATGTAGAAGCAGAAGATCAATTAGATGGAGATCTAGCAGGTGATTCAGTAGATGGCATAACTGACACTGTTCCAAAATATGTACCTAAGATGACAAGAGGTGGATTTACACCGCAAGGAATAAACTTCAGAGACACTGTAGCAAGAGCATTAGGATCAGGTAATGCTTTAAAAAGGATTCAAGAGACAATTAAGAATAACTCTAAGAAGTGGGGAGTAGCCAATCAGAAAAATCCAAGAGCTTTAGCTTCAGATCCGTTTTTTAATGCAAGGCAAAGTGCTAAGTCAGGTGATGCTATTCACCGATTTAGAGGAACTCATGCAAGAGACTTTGGAAGAACTGCAATCACAAAAACACAATTAAAGAACGCAGGATATACAGAATTTGAGTCTAAGATGTTCTTTGAAGCACTAGACGAAGCCTTAGGAGATATGAATAAAATGTCTGAAGCCTTTGGTATACCCCCCTTAAGAGGTTTAAAAAGTGCAGGTAGAAATAAAAGAATGAACGCAAGTATGGGTGATGGTGTCATGAATATAAATCTTAAAAATGTTAGAAAGTATTTCATGAGCAAAAAAATAGCCTATGCTTCTGCTGAGACTGCAGAGGATCTTGTAAAGGAAATTGGTGATGCAGCTACAGAAGCATCTAAACCTGACTACATGAAACTATCAAAATGGACAAGAGCTGATGATGCTAAAGATATTCCTTACTCTGTCAAGGCGTATATGGATAATGGTGTAGATGAATTTAAGGCTCTTATGTATCATGAGTATGGTCATCATGTTCATCAATCATTGCATTTAGATTTTACAGATCTAGCTTCTTATATGAATACTCTTGAACCTGCAATGTTTGAGAGATACTCAGGTTTTGCTGAAGAAGCTATTAAAAACAGAGTTCAATATAATCTAGGACTTAAAGAGACAGGTCCACTTGGCAGAGCCTATTGGGGTCCTTCAAAGTATGGCAACAGTCAGCCTGTAGAATGGTTTGCTGAGAACTTTGCACTATGGGCTAAGGGCGGTCATGATGCCTTGATTTCACCACAATTTTTATTGGTGATAGAAGATTTTATGGAACATGGAAGGAACTTCAACTTCGGGAAACCTAGATAATGAATATCAATCAGCTACAAGTAAAATATAACAAACTAATAGAAGGAGATCAGCCCTCAGTAGAAAACATTAAAGCAGCAAGAAAACTCTTAAGATCATACAAGACCAAAGATCCTGATGAAGAAGAGATTTTAAGTTGGTTGTTTGAAGGGTTGTATCTATTGAATGGATGAAGTATAAAAAGTATAGATTCATAGAATCTTACAAAGGAACAATAATAGATATTTACATATAGACATATGAAGAAAGGTATAACAGCAGGAGCTTTTGATTTATTACACGCAGGACATATAGCAATGCTTGAAGAAGCTAAAGCTGTATGTGATCACCTGCTTGTAGCAATCCAGTTAGATCCCTCAATAGATAGACCTGAAAAGAATAAACCAATTCAATCCATAGTAGAAAGGCAAATACAGATCAAAGCTATCAAGTGGGTAGATGACATTATTGTCTATAACAGAGAGCAGGAGCTAAGAGATATTCTTTACACCTTACCCCTAGATATTAGGATCATTGGATCCGAATATATGGATCAATATTTTACTGGAAAGCAGATATGTGAAGAGATGGGAATAGAGGTTTATTATAACTCTAGGAAGCACCAGTTTAGCTCTACTGAGCTTAGAAAAAGAAAAGGGGTCATAGACCCCCTTTAGAAAAACCCCTCCTTAGAAGGAAGGATCTTGATAATATCTTCTTGTACCAAAGTGGATATATCCATGACCTTTTCTGAATCTATTAGTTGCTTCATTTTTAAATGAAACTTTATAAGTGTTGTCATGTACCCAGTTTTTTTCCTGAACATATTGCTCAGCTCCGTTAGGGTTTGGGATATAGATATAAGACTGCTTTCCACCATATTCAAAACTATGATTTCCATCAGGTCTATGATCATCTTTTCTTAGGGTAATAGTTCTATTACCTTTCTTACCAGTGATTTCAGTGACAGTATAAGGATAGCTATCAGAACCACTTGATCTAGTAGCAGCCATGCCTACTTGAATGTCTAGTCTGCCTTCTAGTTCTAATTCTGTATCAACAAGGTTGCTGATGAAGTCTGAGATGTTAGTTGAGTTTGTCATTTTATTGTCCTGCTCTAAGAGCTTTTAATTGATTATGAATCTATTATAAACCCAAATTGGAATACACTGCAAGAACAAAATGAACTATTTTATAATATCACTACATATTGTGCTAAAGTTGCTCTTGAGATACTATATAACAAGAAATCCTAGATATAGTGATTTATAATTTTGGGAGATTGACACTATGGCAGTTGAAGAATATTCAAACAATGAAATAGATGTCAAGGCTAGTCAGCCTGATTCTACAGAATATTCCAGTGTGAATGACAGCAAAGAAGAAATAAGAAAGGATGTCTTTGACAATCCTGTTGAAGCAAATGCAAGAGCTAAAGAAATAGGGTGTGTAGGATCTCACTCACATGATGAAGATGGTAATACAGTTTATATGCCATGTAAGACTCATGAAGAATACACTGAGCTTACAGGAGAGGAAGTGAAGTCATTTATAGAAATCAAGTCAGAAATCAAAGCCTATCAAGATGAAGAAGAAGATAAAGATTATGGTACTTTTCAAGGATATGGATCTGTCTTTGGAAACAAAGATCTAGGAAATGATGTCATAGAAGCGGGAGCTTTTACTAAATCACTCAAACGAAGAAAACCCCAAAGTGTGAAGCTCTTATATCAGCATAAGTCTGATATGCCTATTGGTGTCTTTGATTCAATCAAAGAAGATGAGCACGGGTTAGTAGTCAAAGGTAGGTTAGCACTTAAAACACAAGCAGGTGCAGAAGCCTATGAATTATTAAAGATGGGAGCTCTTGATGGTCTATCAATAGGCTTTAGAGTAAACCCTGACCAAGTTTCATATGATAAGCGTGGCAATAAGCGACTTATTAAAGAAGTAGACTTAATGGAAGTCTCATTGGTAACTTTTCCAATGAATCCTAAGGCAACAGTAATGTCTGTCAAAGGAGATGAGATTTCTATAAGAGAGTGGGAAAAGGGGCTGCGTGATGCTTTCCATCTATCCCGTTCTGAAGCGAAAGTGGCTGCAGCAGCAGTTACTAAGTCTTTTGAAGTTAATCAGCGAGAAGCTGAGAATCAAAATGCTGAATTGGTAGATGCCATAAAGAACTTAACTTTAACCTTAAAATCTTAATAGGAGATAATTATGTCGGAAGATATAAAAACAGCTATTCAAGATCTTGGAGAGACTTTTTCAGAATTTAAGAAAGTCAATGATGAGAGACTTGAGAAGCTAGATAAAGGTGAAAGCGTTGCGGAACTAGATCAGAAGATGGCTAACATTGAGAGCAAATTAAACACTCTTGAAGAAGTTAATCAGAAGCTAGTGGCTGCAGAGCAATCACAAAAGAACCTACAGGAAACAGTTGAAAAATTTGAAACAAGGCTAACACGCCCTAATTCAGGTATGGATACTAAAGCTGTAGATGAGTATATGGGTGCATGGGATTCATATTGCAGAAAAGGTCTTGAAGGTCTTGATGCAATGGAGAAGAAAGCACTTACTGTAAGTAATGATTCTACTGGTGGTTACTTAGCACCTGCTGAATATGTGAGAGAGTTGATCAAAGATGTGACTGAAATCTCACCTATCAGACAAATTGCTAGAGTAAGATCAACTGGTCAGAGATCCATTCAGATCCCTAAAAGGACTGGACAATTTGCTGCTCAATGGGTAAGCGAATCAGGAACTAGATCAGAGACTACTGGTTGGCAAGTTGGCTTGGAAGAGCTACCTGCTCACGAGCATTACGCAATGGTGGATATATCAGAACAAGATTTAGAAGATTCAGTCTTTAATCTTGAAGCAGAAATGCAGTCAGAGTTTGCAGAGCAATTTGCAAAAGCTGAAGGTGCAGCTTTCTGTACTGGTAATGCTGTTGGTAAACCTGAAGGCTTCATGACTAATAGTTCAGTCTCAGAAGTTAATAGTGGTGCAAGTGCTGCTTTAACTGCTGATGGTTTAATTTCATTAGTACATGGCGTTAAGTCTGATTATGGTAAGAATGGTGTATTTGTTTTTAACAGATCTACTCTTTCTGCAATCAGAAAGCTAAAGGACACTGCAGGTCAGTATATCCTTCAAACAGGCATGAATTTAGAAGGTGGTGCAATAAACACTATTCTAGGTCATCCTTACATTGAAGCTACAGACATGGCAGACATTGGTGCAAATGCTTATCCTATCGCCTTTGGTGATTTCAGACGAGCATATATGATCGTAGATCGTGTATCACTAGCGGTTCTCAGAGATCCGTTCACACAAGCTACAACTGGTAATGTAAGATACATTGCAAGGCGTAGAGTAGGTGGACAGGTTATACAAGCTGAAGCCATTGTTAAACAGAAAGTATCAGCATAAGGAGATAACATATGAATGATTTAAGTAATAATCTAAAAATCGTAGCAAGTGTTGTTCCTGCTGCTTTAGATGCGGATGCCAACGGAGTTGGAGTTGACACACAAGGGTATGAAAATGCTTTAGTAGTTGTTAATTGCGGTGTTGAAGGTATCACTCTAAGTAGCACTAACAAGATTGAATTTGAATTAGAAGTATCTGATGACAATTCTTCTTGGTCAGATGCGACTTCTGCAGATGTTAATGGCACTTTAGGTGCTAACGGCAACTTTCTCACATTGGATGACAATGCTGAGACACCTAGCGTAAGTGAGCTAGAATATCTAGGTAATAGTAGATATATAAGAGTTGTTGCGAACTTCAGTGGAACGCATGGTACAGCTACACCTATGGCTGCAAGTGTAATTCTAGGTAAGCCTAGACACGCACCTGCATAAGGTTAGTTATTGATTTTGGGGGGTGAAATTCCCCCCTCTTTTAACAGGAAATAATTATGGCAAAGAAATTTAAAATCATGGTTCCAAAACCTGCGTCAGCAAACGAACATGGAACAGATGTAAAATTATATAAGGCTGACGAGATCATAGAATCTGAAGGTCAATGGCAAGATGATGTCATGCAAACTTTTGTAGAAAACGGATGGGCTATGGAAGTCAAGATGGATTCAGCAGAAGAAATAGTAGAAGTAGAAGCTGAAGTAGAGCCAGTAAGAGCAAGAAATGAAAAAGGTCAGTTGATCGGAGATGACGAATCAACACCTGATGTCAATGAAGCATGGGAAGGTGGAGAAGCACCTAAAGCTAAAGCCAAGAAAAAATCTACTAAGAAAACAACAAAGAAAAGCAAGTAACATTAGTTCTTTGTTATACTTTTAACAGCAGAAGCTGAAATGGTAGATACCATATTATATTTAGGAATTATTTATGGCAGCAGGGTATCATCATTTTATCATTGAGCAAGGAGCTACATTCAAGCACACGCTAACTCTTAAGGATGCTAGTGATACAGTCATTAACCTTACAGGTTATTCCGCAGAAATGGATCTGCGTAAAAATCAAGATGATTCCTCAGAAGTAGTCACATTAACAGTTGCTAATAGTAGAATCACTATGGGTGGTTCTGCAGGTACTGTCATTCTACAAATATCAGCTACAGACACTACAAACTTAACAGTAGGTGATGGTGTTTATGATATTGAGTTGACAGATTCAAATGGCAAGGTAGATAGAATATTAGAAGGCACCTACTCTATTAGAGGAAATGTAAGTAGATGAGCATAGTAAAAAGCATAACTATTACAGGTCCTAATGATATATCTGTTGTAACTGTTGGCACTCAAGGTGCTACAGGTGCACAAGGTACTCAAGGTACAAAAGGTGATAAAGGTTCAGTAGGGGTAAGTAATGTTGCAGGTCCAACAGGTCCTACTGGAGATAAAGGTCAAAAGGGAGAAGTAGGAGTCACGGGTAATACGGGCTCTACTGGTAATACAGGTGATAAAGGTCAGAAAGGTCAAACTGGTTTAACAGGAGACACTGGATCTAAAGGTCAAAAAGGCACTACTGGAGATACAGGATCTACAGGTGCAACAGGTTCACAAGGAGTTCAGGGAGATAAAGGATCTACTGGATCTACTGGTGACACTGGTTCTCAAGGTGATAAGGGTCAAAAAGGAACAACAGGATCAACGGGCTCACAAGGAATACAGGGAGATAAGGGTCAGAAAGGTGAAGTAGGAGTAACAGGAGACACTGGATCCAAAGGACAGAAAGGTGAGGTTGGAGTAACAGGAAACACTGGTCCTACAGGTTCAACAGGACCGACAGGATCAAAAGGAACAAAAGGTCAAGAGGGAAACTTTGGTGGTCAGACAGTAGAGTTTAACTTTGCGACTAATACAACTGACAGTGATCCCACTGCAGGTATAGTCAAATTCAACAACGCTAACATTTCTTCTGCAACTGTTATGTTTATTGATGATGTTGATCAAGGATCTACTGATATTCAGGCATATCTTAGAACTATTGATGATTCAACTTCTGCAATTAAAGGTCATGTCCGTCTATCAAATAAATCTGATGCGACTGATTTTGCTTTACTTCAAATAGGAGGGGCGATAACAGAAGCTACAGGATATTTTAAGGTCCCCGTTGCATATATATCAGGTGCTACATCATTTAGTGCTGATGAAGAACTCATAGTAACCTTTGCTAGAACTGGTGATATTGGTGATACGGGCTCAAAAGGTCAGAAAGGTACAACAGGTTCTACGGGCTCTACTGGATCTAAAGGTCAAAAGGGTGAGTTAGGAATAACTGGTAATATAGGAAATACAGGACCTACTGGAGCAACAGGTCCTACGGGTGGGACTGGACCAACAGGACCTGCAGGTTCTGATGGTGATGATGGAGACAAAGGTCAAAAAGGACAACAAGGTAACTCAATAACTGGACAAAAAGGACAGAAAGGAGAAGTTGGTGCAACTGGTAATGATGGCTCTAATGGATCTGATGGATCTAAAGGTCAGAAAGGAGAGGTAGGTGTAACTGGTTCTCAGGGAGATAAAGGTCAGAAAGGAACAACAGGTGCAACAGGTTCAGCAGGATCTGATGGATCTAATGGTTCTAAGGGTCAGAAAGGTGAGATAGGGAACACTGGTAATCAAGGACAAAAAGGTCAGACAGGAAATACAGGTGCTCAGGGAGACACGGGTGCTGCAGGTGGTGATGGTGCTGATGGGGATAAAGGACAAAAAGGACAGACAGGAACAAGCGGATCAGATGGTAGTGATGGTTCTACAGGACCGACAGGACCAACAGGAGCAAGTGTAAAGGGTCAAAAAGGTGAAGTTGGTTCAACTGGTTCTCAGGGATCAACAGGAGTAACTGGACCTACAGGACCTACAGGACCTACTGGAGCAACATCAGATAAAGGTCAAAAAGGACAAACAGGTTCAACAGGTACAACAGGTCCAACTGGTCCTACAGGTAACAATGGTAATGACGGATCTGACGGATCCAAAGGTCAGAAAGGTGAAGTTGGAGCAAGTGGTTCTAATGGTAGCAATGGTTCAGATGGTAGTGATGGCGATAAAGGACAAAAAGGTGAAGTTGGTTCTACAGGATCTCAAGGATCTACTGGTCCAACAGGTTCCGCAGGTCCTACTGGTGATACAGGATCAACTGGTGGTACTGGTCCAACAGGATCCAAAGGTCAGAAGGGTGAAGTTGGTGTAACAGGTGGAACTGGTCCTACAGGATCAACTGGTCCTGCAGGTAATGATGGTAATGATGGTGGAACTGGTCCTACTGGTCCTACAGGAAGTAAAGGTCAAAAGGGTCAAACAGGTACAACAGGACCAACAGGTAGCGGTGGATCTACAGGAGATAAGGGACAAAAAGGAGAAGTTGGTGTAACTGGTAATACTGGTTCAGCAGGTTCTGATGGCGATAAAGGACAGAAAGGAACTACAGGTAACACTGGATCAACTGGTTCACAAGGATCTACAGGACCTACAGGTCCTGCAGGTGGTGACGGATCTGATGGAGACAAAGGTCAGAAGGGAACAACTGGATCTACAGGTCCAACAGGATCAGCAGGATCTAATGGTTCTGATGGTGCTGCAGGAGATAAGGGACAAAAAGGAACTACAGGTACGACTGGTAATACTGGAGGTACTGGTCCTACAGGTCCTTCAGGAAGCAATGGATCAAAAGGACAAAAAGGTCAGACTGGAAACACTGGATCCACTGGAGAAGATGGAGGTACTGGTCCTACAGGACCTACTGGTTCTAAAGGACAGAAAGGTGAGGTTGGTGTCACGGGTAATACAGGACCTACTGGTTCTACAGGATCAACAGGACCTACTGGTGGTGCAGGTGCTAAAGGACAAAAAGGTGAAGTAGGATCTCAAGGTTCTCAAGGAGATACTGGACCTACTGGATCTAATGGGTCTAAAGGTCAAAAGGGTACTACTGGTAATACGGGTTCAACAGGTGGAACAGGACCTACAGGTCCTACTGGAGACAAGGGTCAAAAAGGAGTTACAGGAGCTACAGGCTCTGCAGGTAATAATGGTAATGATGGAGCTGCAGGTGCCAAAGGTCAGAAAGGACAAACTGGAGCTACTGGTCCTACTGGATCTACTGGACCAACAGGATCAACAGGTCCTTCAGGTGGTGATGGGTCTGATGGTTCTAAAGGACAGAAAGGTCAAACAGGTAATACAGGCTCAACAGGTCCAACAGGAAGTAAAGGACAGAAGGGAGAAGTAGGTAATACGGGTTCTCAAGGACCTACAGGATCAACTGGTACTGGTATTACAATGGAAGGACAAGTTGCTCAAACAAGCAATCTTCCTTCTTCAGGCAATACAAAAGGTGATGCCTATATAGTTCAAGCAGATGACTCACTTCATATATGGGATGGCTCTGCATGGGTCAGTGGTGGATCTATACAAGGACCACAAGGATCTAAAGGGCAAAAAGGACAAACAGGATCTACTGGTGGTACAGGACCTACTGGACCTTCAGGATCTAATGGATCTAATGGATCTGATGGAGACAAGGGTCAAAAAGGAACCACTGGTAATACTGGAGGAACTGGACCTACGGGTGGTACTGGTCCAACAGGTCCTAGTGGTAATGATGGCTCAACAGGTCCAACAGGATCTAAAGGTCAGAAAGGTCAGACTGGAGCTACTGGATCTGCAGGATCAAATGGATCAAATGGATCTGATGGATCAAAAGGACAAAAAGGAACGACTGGTTCTACAGGTCCACAAGGAGCACAAGGCGATACAGGACCAACAGGACCTACTGGAGCTAAGGGACAGAAAGGTACAACTGGTTCTACAGGATCCACTGGTGGAACAGGACCAACAGGACCGACAGGATCAAAAGGACAGAAAGGAGAAGTTGGAGTTACTGGTAGCACTGGACCAACGGGATCTACAGGATCAACTGGACCTACTGGAGGAACTGGACCAACAGGAGCAAAAGGACAAAAGGGAACAACTGGTTCAACTGGACCTGCAGGATCTAACGGATCTAATGGTTCAAATGGTGATAAAGGACAAAAGGGAACAACAGGTAATACAGGTTCAACTGGTGGCACTGGACCGACTGGACCTACAGGATCTAAAGGACAGAAAGGAACAACAGGAAACACTGGATCAACAGGACCTACTGGTAGCACTGGACCAACAGGACCGACAGGGGCTAAAGGTCAAAAAGGTCAAACTGGAGCTACAGGAGGAACAGGTCCAACTGGTTCTACAGGACCTTCAGGAAGTAATGGAAGCAATGGCTCTAAAGGTCAGAAAGGTCAAACAGGTAATACAGGTGGAACTGGTCCTACTGGATCAACAGGTCCGACAGGAGCAAAAGGTCAGAAGGGTACAACTGGTTCAACTGGTAGCACTGGACCCACTGGAGGAACAGGACCTACAGGTCCTTCAGGATCTAATGGATCAAACGGAAGCAAAGGTCAAAAGGGTCAGACTGGTTCAACAGGAGGAACTGGTCCAACAGGAAGTACAGGTCCTACTGGATCAACAGGAGGAACAGGTCCAACTGGTCCTACTGGTGCAAAAGGTCAGAAAGGTCAGACAGGAAATACAGGCGGAACAGGTCCGACTGGTTCTACAGGTCCATCAGGATCAAATGGTTCTAACGGATCTAAAGGACAGAAAGGTCAAACTGGTTCAACTGGTGGAACAGGACCGACAGGAGGAACAGGTCCAACTGGTCCAACTGGAGCTAAAGGACAGAAGGGACAAGCAGGAAGCAATGGATCTACAGGACCTACTGGTTCTACAGGTGGAACTGGTCCAACTGGAGCTAAAGGACAGAAAGGGCAGACTGGTGGTACAGGACCTCAAGGATCTACAGGATCAACTGGAGGAACTGGACCTACAGGTGGAACTGGTCCTACAGGTTCTAAGGGACAGAAAGGACAAGCAGGATCTAATGGATCTAATGGATCTACTGGACCTACAGGTGGAACAGGACCAACAGGTGCAAAAGGTCAAAAAGGACAGACTGGAGCAGGTGGTGGAACAGGACCTACAGGACCTGCAGGTGGAACAGGACCGACTGGACCAAGTGGAGGAACTGGACCTACGGGTGGAACAGGTCCAACAGGATCCAAAGGTCAAAAAGGACAAACAGGCGGAACAGGACCTACAGGTGGTAATGGTCCTACTGGATCAACTGGACCTACAGGACCTTCAGGTTCTAACGGATCTAATGGTGGCACTGGACCGACTGGAGCTAAGGGACAGAAAGGTCAAACTGGTGGGACAGGTGGTACTGGTCCGACTGGTGGAACTGGATCTACAGGACCTACAGGTGCAAAAGGTCAAAAAGGTCAATCAGGTAGCAACGGAGGAACTGGTCCTACTGGTGGTACAGGACCTACTGGACCGACAGGACCTGCAGGTGGATTCAGCACCAACTCAAATGCACAAGTTAATAGCTTAGGTATAAATACAGGTGCTAGTGGAACAGCAGGTGAGATTAGAGCAACTAACAACATTACTGCTTACTATTCTGATGAACGCCTAAAAGACTTTGAAGGCAATATTCCTGATGCTTTAGAGAAAGTATTATCACTTGGCGGATACTATTTCAGAGAAAATGAAAAAGCTAAGGAAATGGGTTATGACAACGATAAAAGGCAAGTAGGGGTAAGTGCTCAAGAAGTACAGAAAGTCCTCCCTGAAGTGGTTACAGAAGCTCCTATAGATGCTGATTACATCACTGTTTGGTATGAGAAGTTAGTCCCATTATTAATAGAAGCTATAAAGGAATTGAATCAAAAGTTAGAGGATAAGTAATGGCTTACTCTTATATAACTCCTACTTCTGAACAAATGGAAACATGGATAGCTGACGGAACTATTCAAAGACTTTATGATGATTCTAAATCATACATAGATGCAGGTTCACATCCTTTTGATGATAATATGACAGATGATCATAAAAGAGATTATTTCATTACAAGATTTCTAAGTGTTTACAGTGAAGATTCATGGAGTCCTGATGAGCATACTCCTTTTAATCATGCAATGTTTGATGATGATAAGTTAATAGCTATTTATTGTGGTCATTATGATTCTTCAGATACTTCTGCAAATATATCTATAACTCTTTTTAGTCCTAATAAAAGTGGTTCTAAGTCATACCTATACTCATTAGACTATACCACGCAGAGAAGAAATGCTGAGAGAGCTTTAGGTGCGAACAAGGCTCATGTTTGGGTGCAGTGTGGTAATGGACCTGCTTTTAGAATGATGGCACAAAAGTCTTATGAAAATATTGGGGTACTCTATGAAGATGTTGTACATGAAGATATAGAGCAACATTATTATTATGAAAGACCTGCATATACAAGTATTCCTACTCCTGATGGGATTAGTGAAGAAGTACCTGCTGAAGTAGTAATGGACTTTAAAATGACACTAACAAGGTTTACACTGGTATTCAAATGACAACATTGAAAAGAGGGCAAAGCCTACAAGCTGACGGAATAAGAGACATGATGCTGAATCATGATGGCAATGGTTCAACATCTAGTATGGCAATGAACAGCACTAAGATATGGGAACGACAACCCTATAGAGGTGGTAGCGTTCATTCCAGTTCAAAAGGCACTACCTCAACACACTCTTTTAATGATCATTATGGCGTTGTAAAAACTAAATCAGGAACAGGCAGTTTTTCCACTGGTAGCACAAAAGGAGCTCTTACTACTAACTTTGCAGGATGGGGAACATCAGGTGGTACTCAAGGAGCAACTAATGGCGGTTCATCATCACAAGTAGGAGAGCTGTTAGATGGAACAAGCACTCACACTACTTCAGCGATTCCATTTTCTGATTTAGCACCTAATGCTGATTCTAATAAATGGCTATCTTATGCAGGTTATATAATCTCAGGTGGATTCCCTCAAGTTTTTGCAGCTAAGGTATGTTTTGAAGGTAGTGGTGCTCAAACAACTGATACTGATTGGACTAAGGTCCATTTCGCAGGAGATATAGAAACTGACCATAGTGGTAATAACACTTATATGCCAACTTACGGGTCTAGTGTCTTAATCTCTACATTAAATAGAACTGATGCTGTAGTTTCTACAGCTAGTTCAAGAATTGTTTACACATGGGCTAACGCAATACCAATATTACCATATCAAAATTCTGTTACTGCTGACTTTGTTTATTGGATAAAGTTTGAATAGAAACGCTACTTGCTAATTACATCTTATCATCCCATAATGGTATAAATCTTATAAGGGATATATAGCATGAATAGTATTTGGCAGATGTGGAAAGGTGAGCTCTCAGATACAGAGATAGCCGATATAATAAAAGAATGTGAATACTATGAAGTTCAAAAAGCTCAAGTAGCAAACGAAGATAGCAACATAAACCCTGATGTAAGAAGAAGCCAAGTCAGATGGATTGATTCTGCAGATCCTAATTCTAAATTTATTTATGATATTGTATGGAAGTATGCAAGAGCTGCTAACAAAATAGCCTTTGGTTTTGATATTCACTCATTGACTGATATTCAATATACAATATATGACGGAGAGGAAGAGGGCTTTTATGATTGGCACTTTGACACTTTTTGGGGGAATCCAACATTCCATGACAGAAAGCTAAGTGTCACTATTCAATTAAGTGACTCTAAAGATTATGAAGGCGGAGACTTCAAGTTTGATCCTCAGTATGAAGCCCCTGCTGCAGCAGATATAAGAATGAAAGGAACAGTCTTAGTCTTTGCATCTCCAATTAAACATAAAGTAGAGCCTGTCACAAAAGGCATTAGAAGATCTCTAGTGGCTTGGGTGGAAGGACCAAAATGGAAATAAAAATATGAAAACATTTATAGAAATAGGATCTTGTGATTTTGATACTAATCTCAAGCTGATAGAAGGTGGAGAATGGAAAGGAGTAATGTGTGAACCTGCTAATAAGTTTAGAGAGAATCTAATCAACTTAGCTAAACATATAGACAATAGAGAAAATCTAGTAATAGAATCTGCAGCAATATCTGATTTTGACGGAGAGACAGAGTTTACTGAAGTTATGGATACATCCAGTGGATCAAGAGAAACTGGAATTTGGAGAAGGGGAATATCAAGTATTACTGATGCTCATCACAAAGGCGAAAGAATATTAAACCTAGCTGATAACAGTGATTATATTGATTCTGTTTATAGTGTAGAGTGCATGACATTAGATTCACTTATAAAGAAGAATGATATCACTGAGATTGATTATCTAAAATTAGATGTTGAAGGACATGAAACAAACATCTTAGATGCTTACTCATGGAGCATATTACCAACATTCATTAAGTTAGAACACGCCCACATAGATGACATCTATGCAAGAGAGCTCTTAGAGTCTCATGGCTACCTTGTTTATGTAGAATCTGATGACATATATGCTATAAAATGAAGAAGCTAGTTATATCACTCCTAAGAAGGGCTGATAGGAAAGTAGCGTTTCAGCAAAATAATCTACAAGACTTTGAGTATATAGAAGCTGTTGATGGTCAGAATAATCATTTCAGACATATCAGGGGCAGAAAAGATTGGATAGATCCTTTTAAAAATAGACCTCTACAACAGTCAGAAGTAGCTTGTTTCTTATCACATATCAAAGCATGGAAGAGATGTTATGAACTTAATCAGCCATGTATCATCATGGAAGATGATGTAGTTATTAATGATCTTTACAATGAAGATCTTTATAAAGATTTACAGCAAGAATTTGTATACCTTCAAAGAAACGAGAATGAGCCAAGTAAAACTGTTGATCTATCAGATCTATTAGAAAAACCATTTTATCCATATAATATGACAGCTTATTATCTAACACCTGCAGGTGCTTTAAGACTCTTGCAAGAGATTGATTATAAAGACTTTATTCCTGTTGATGAGTTTCTTCCTGAGTGTATTCAGAATGGACATATTATTAATGCTGCTGCGTTTAAGATAGATCATTGTGATCAGAGATCTAGGAAGGACTATTATTCAGACATAGAACAAAGTAAGCCTTTTAGAAACTTTAAGATCCATGCTGTTACTTGTGGTACTGACAGAAAGAAGTGCTCTAAACTAAATACAAGTGCTGCTCATCATGGCGTATCTATAACAAATATTGGCACTAATATTGTTTGGAAGGGTACAGATATGAGCTTCATGGGTGGTGGTATGAAGGTAAACCTTATGAAGGAATATCTAAAAACTATCCATGATGATGATGTAATAGTTTTTACTGATGCCTATGATGTATTTTATGCAGATAATTTAGATACTATCTTAGAAAGATATTTAGACTTTGGCAAAAAAGTAGTCTTTTCAGGAGAGTTGTTTTGTTATCCTGATTCATCAATAGCAGATCAGTTTCCTGATGCACCTACGCAGTTTAAATATATTAACAGTGGAACATATGTAGGGAGAGCCTTTGAGTTAAAGAAAATATTTAATCATTATAAAATAGCTGATGATGATGATGATCAACTCTACTGTCAAAAATGTTTCTTAAGTGGAAAATTTGATATAGGCATTGATTATGAATGTTATATATTTCAGACAAATTATGACAGAACAGTCAAGCTAGGAGATCAACTCAATAACCCTGATACCTATTGTTGTCCTTGTATTTATCATGGTAACGGAGGTGAAAGTGCAGCAGGTAAGTTTAACAGTTTATATGATGAATTTTATCCCTCTAGGAGTGCCTTATACATCCCCCACTATAATAAAGTAGAACAGATAGACAAAGATATGCTTCTAGTAGATTTCATGACTCAGGAGCAATGTGAGAGACTTATTGAAATAGCTGATGATCATGGTGGATGGGATTCTTTAGAATATGATAAATTTCCTGCTAAAGAAATTAGATTACAGCAAATAGACAAAGACAAAAAGACTCAACTATTTACAGAGCTTGATAAGCATTGGCAAGATCATATAGTCCCTACAGTGGAACAGTATTGGAAACCATTGCTAATGCACGGAATAAGAGATGCGTTTGTTATGAGATATTCTATGGATACTCAAGTCAAGTTAGCTTTACATCATGATGCTTCATTAGTCACTGGATCTGTAAAACTTAATGACGATTATCTAGGTGCAGAGCTTATTTATCCTAGACAAGGCTTCTCTAATAAAGATGTTCCTGTAGGTAAAATGATCTTATTTCCTGCAGCAGTTACGCATGGACATGAATGTATGCCACTAAAAGCAGGGGTCAAGTATTCTTACACAATATGGTCATGTAGATATACAGGTGATACAATTTAGAACAAGGCTCAAAAAAAGAGAAGAAAAGTCAGATGGCTCATATAAAGAATATTATTAAGTTATGGAGCTTTAAATGACAGCTAAGACAGCAAAATCAAGAATAGATCAGCATGAAGAGATATGTGCTTTACGCTATGAAAGCATAGAAAAGCGTATGGAATCAGGGTCTAAAAGATTTGTCCGAATGGAACAAATGATTTGGGGTCTTTATGTTTTGATTATAGGCTCACAAATAATAGGAGCTATGATCTAATGTCAGGTATAAAAATAACAACTCAACCAACTCAAGAACCAGTCACATTACAAGAAGTAAAAGACTATCTTAGAGTAGAAGATAACACTGATGAAAGAGTCTTAAGACCATTCATTGAAACTGCTAGAAGGTATGCAGAAGAACATCTAAGAAGGACTCTAATGTCCACCACCTATACTCTATTCATGGATTCACTTGATGAAATGGAAGATCCCCTTTGGGAAGGAATGAGAACTGGTCCATATAAGAACTATTATAAGAATTACATATGCCTTCCTAAGTCACCAGTAGTCTCTGTAACGCATTTAAAGACTTATGATGACTCAGATAATGCAACCACTATGGCAGCTTCAAGATACTATGTAGACAACGCTAGAGAACCCGCTAGACTGGTTTTAAGAACAGGAGAGACATTTCCTTCAGCCCTTAGAGTAGCTAATGCAATAGAGATAGAGTTTGTTGCAGGATACTCTTCACCTTTCTCAATACCTGAGCCAATTAGATTAGGTATGTTGCAGCACATAGCTTTCATGTATGAGCATAGAGGAGACAATATAGACTATTTACAAGCAAGACAATTCCCGCTAATGATAAAATCTTTATATGCTCCATATGTAATTCATGGGGGTTTAGGTTCATCTAACTTACAAGGTGTAGGTTAATGAAGGCACCAACAAGCATAGGCAAACTAAGATACAGAGTAGACCTGCAATCAGGTACAGAAAGCTCTGATGGTGCGGGTGGATGCACTGTAGCTCATGCAACAGTAGCTCAAATATATGCTGATATAAGACCTTCAGGTGGCTCTGAGCAGTATAGACAAGGCAAGATCCAAGAGAAAGTCACTCATAAAATATTTATAAGATACAGAAAAGAGATAGATAGCTCTTGGCGTATTCAATATGAAGGCAGGACATTTCAGATTAAGAACATAATCAATGTTCAGGAAAGAGATAGATTTCTTCAGTTATTATGTGAAGAAGGAGTTGCTGCATAATGCCTACATTTAAAAATGCTGCAGATCTAAAAAAACACATGGAAAAGATGTTGACAATACAAGCTCAAGTTAAAGCCTTTGGAACTATAGGTAGAGCAACTGTATTAGTCCAAAATACAGCTAAAGAAAGTTTAGGGAAAAAAGGTAGTGGTAGAGTATATCAAAAATATAATCAGAGAAGAGTACATCAGGCTTCTATAGCAGGGGCTCCACCTGCAACGGATACAGGATTCTTAAGAAGCAATATCACAATGAATGTTAAAAAAAGATCAAATGGATCTATGGTAGGTCAGATAGTTTCAGCAGCACCCTATTCACAAGCATTGGAGTTTGGAACAACTACTATGATGCCTAGACCATTTATGTCACCTGCATTAGAAAAGAATAGGAGAAAGATAGTGAAAATGTTTAAAGATGACGGAATAGTATAATGGCTATAGGACAGTTTGCATTTCAACAAGCAATATTCACTACCCTAAATGTAGCTGCTATAACTGATACTTTATCTTGTGGAGTAGTAGATGAAGTTAAGCAGAATCAAGCCTATCCATTTATTGCAATAGGAGAAGAAACAGCTATTGATTACAGCACCAAAGATATTGATGGTGGAGAATACACTGTTAATATAGATATTTGGTCACAATACAAAGGTTCTAAAGAAACCAAACAAATAATGGACAAGGTACACGATTTATTGCATGATATAGAC